TCATCGTGAACTAAATTTTGCAATTTAGCATTCAAATCGGATGCCTTAGAGCTTGCATCACGAAATGCCGCTTGTAGTTGTTCTTTATTCATTTATTTTTTCTCCTCATTTACGTAAAATAGCCAACTTAGCTTGCACGAGTTTGTCGTGTTCACTAGGCTGACTATTAGTTGCGTTGTTCTTTAATTCTTTATTCTCACCGATTAATTTTTTTACTCGATTGAGAATTTTTTGTGGCAATACGCCACTAATTGAGTTGGTAACTGGCTCTTTTTCAAAAGTCATCACTTCATCAACTAACCCAAGTTCTAAAGCATCATCTGCTCCAATCCATGACTCTTTATCCATCAAGTCAAGGAATTCATCAACCGGGCGACCTGTTTTGACAGAATATGCCTTAGCAATCGCCTTATCAGTAGATTTCAAAGCATTGGACGTCTTATCTAGGTCGTTATGATTTCCACCTACATAAGTTGAGGCATTATGAATCATCAACTGAGCAACCGGTGAGATTTGGACGGTATCGCCAGCCATTGCTATGATCGAAGCAGCACTATAAGCCGAACTCTCAATTTGAGTAATTACCTTACCCGGATAATTTCTTAATGCCGTATAAATCTCATTAGCAGCATCAACTTCTCCGCCCCCTGAATTAATGCCAATTTCGACATCAGAACCATCAGTTGGTAGGTTATCCAAAATATCAGCAGGCGAAGTGACTGTCATTCCTAACCAATCGCGGTAAATTTCTGCATCATCATTATTAGTAATCATGCCATTAACATCTAATTTCATTCACTATCTCCTTTCTCCTGAATAGGCGCAGCTGGCGCAATATAGGTAGGCAAGTTAGATGGCAGTACACCGAACTTTTTAAGCATAAATTCAGCCTGTGCTTGTCCTATTGTGCCTACCTTGACCATGTCGTTTATTTTGTCGATCCTCGTTGAATCATCAATATATTGCATGTCAAGTGACAAGTCTGCTGCATTCATTTTCAAGGCAATTTCATCAATCTCTGGTGCAACATAGCTGATTAGATTTTCATAGTACAGGTTTTTAATCTGTTGACTGTTGCTATGTTGACTTTCGGTTCTGTTACCACCCCCTAACATATCCACTGGTACACCGAACGCCTTGCTAATCTGACTAGCTGAATACTCTGCATTGTTGTTCAACGCCTTAAATACGTCAGCTTTCATTTCAAATTGGCTAAACGTTGAGTTAGAATCAAGCACCATCAACCGACCGCTATTAGCACCATTGCTTGCCTTTTCAAACGCATCACGCGCTGAATCGGCATCGCCTTGTTCAAGTAGTGCATTACTAATCTGTAATACAGAAGTTGGCGTGATACGATTTTTAATCAGGTTTAAACTCTGATCCGAACTTGCTTTTGAAACAGTTAACTCATTTGATAAACTCTCTAATGGCGACATCCCCACGAGATATTGGTAAGTTGCATCAGGCATTAACCTGAAATGTAATATCTCATCTTGTGCTAGTTTCCGCTCAGGGTGGTTATTATATTCAGATAGCGTATAAACCGCACCTTGGTTCGCGTTGTCAATGTCAATACTGATAATCGAAGACGGCGGTATCTGTTCCAAATAATCTAAATCAAGTGGTACGTAGGCATTGCCGCTTAACAACAATTGGATGATGATTCCTTGCCAAAATGAAAAACGACCAATCAACCGAGATGGCTGATTAAGTCGTTCACTGACATATGTGTTTTCAGTTTTGAATTTAGCACTAGCAATATCACTAGCAATACGATTGATAACACTGAAAATATCACTGTTTTTCAATGCATTTGCACCACTAACATATCCGATCGGTAACCCAGCTATTTGAGAAATAATTGGGTCATATCCATGTGTTGCAGGATAGGCTACGTCACTAATCTTATGTTGTCGATTTCTCGAAGTCATTAAGCCCATTCATTTACTCCCTCCCTTCTTTATCAAGCGTTACCGCCATGATGACCAGTGAGACACCAGTAGCAATAAAACCGACAATGAAATTAAAATAAAAAGCACTAATATCAATTAGTGCAATCCCTGAAATAAATAAAATAACGCTTAGTAAATTCTGCCAAATAGCGGTAATAAATTTTGTAAAATTCTTAATCATCCGAACATCCTCTTGAAATAATCTTTCTTTTCTTCACTGCTTAAGTCATTAAATGGGTTGTAATTATCATCTTTGAAGTCTTCAAAATAGAACTGTGCGCCTGTATGAGCGTTAATTAATGCATCGGACGTATCAATGTGATCACTGGTTCTATTCATCCGGTCAATCTTAACCGCGCCACCTCTATCTTCAATTAAAACAGCATTGGTAAACCCATCAATTATTAGCGGATCATTTAATATTGATGCCTTGCCATTAATAAATTGCGCTTGTAAATCTTTGGTTGGGTTTGATAATACTTGAGAAGTCGGGCGAACAGTTGATACTGTCCACTCGTCGTGGTAATTATCGATACGTTTCAATATCCAGTCACCCAAGTTAGGATCTAATGCTATCATCTTAACTTTTAAATCGTTGTCAACAATGAAATTTTCCAGCCAATGATAAACTTGGTCTTTATCAATTGTTCCCTCTAAACTTCTGGTAATTTCACACAGCCCTTGTTTTTCTAGTTCACGATAATTAATTCCGTCCTGTTTCTCTTTAGCTTCAATCGTCTTAGCTTGCGCAAAAGGAATAAAACTAAATTGCCTGCAGAAATACTTATCACTTTTTAACTCTCGATAAGGGAAAATGAAACCAAAAGACGTATTATCATTTGTTTGACTGCCATCAAAACCGATATAAACATCACGACCGTGAATGTCAAAATCATCAATGATGTTTTTTTGAATATTTTCAAGTGATAAGTAGCTATTTTGAAACTTACGGCTCCAAATGTTGAGTGATTTATTGACAAATGTGGCAATTTCACCACTTCTATCAGCATCATCTCTATCTTTGATTAAACTTCCAAGAGCAGAATCGTAATCTTTCTTGCTCATTTCATTTAAGTTTGGGTTAGACTTAGCCCACGTTTCTGGCTCAAACACTTCGTTTTCGCTATCTTGTGAGTAGATCATTTGAAAAGTGTTATCAGCTTCGCGTAAATCATCTTGTTCCATGATTTTGCGCATCAAGTCTTGGTCTTTTTTAAATTTAACCTTAGCGTTCGGATATGCAGTAGATATTTTAACAAACATACGGTTTTTGATACCGTTTTGACCTGATGTAATTTGGCGTAATGTTTCGTTTTTATTGGGTTTAAGATTACCAATTTCGTCATATATAGCGATGACATTATGAAATGAGTCAAAACCGCCACCCTCTGATGTTCCCTTACGAATGGTGTTCTTACTGATACGACCAATGACTTGTTGTGTTTGTGCATCAACGTCATTTTCTTTAGCCCATGCTGAAAATTCTGGCATCTTCAATAACTTTTTTGCTTGAATAGAAACATCATTGAATAGTTTAGTGGCGTGTTCACTATCATAGCTAGCAACCAAGAAATCTTGTGATGTTGCTTCAGCAGCAACAATAAAATAATAAAAGTTCATCAGCATTGACGCAATGAACGTTTTTCCTTGACGTCTAGCCTCGCTGAAATTAACCGTAGTATATCTAGTACCATTTTCTTCGGTTCGCCAACCTATTGCACTATCTAGTATGAAAGACTGATTAGTATAGGGCTTTAGATTGACCTTAAAATTATCAGGGTTGGGAAGTATCCTAGTGAAACGTTCAATCATAGTGACGTAATCGATGTCATAATGATATGGAAAATCATCATTACGTTGCCTGCCCAAGTCTTGCATGTGCCTAAAACAAGCGAGTTGCGCATCTCTACCTGTTACATATTTATCGGTAAATAATACATCATAGGCGTATTGCGTAGCCGGATCATTATATTTATCTAAGTAGCGTTTATATCGTCTCTTTTCTGACTTAACAGCTGATTTAACATCTGTTACGCCAACTAAATTAAATGTCTGCACCGAACTTCACCAACCTTAACTTATCTTCTTTACTGCCATCCCCTGTGCTTATATCGCTAGGAACTAATTGTCCCGACCTCGAATCGAATGATAGTCCCAAGTCCACTGCTAATGATTTCAACGTCTTAATACTATCGTTCATGATACTGTAAGCAGGGTTTTTCTTGCTATAATCAAATATCCTATCACCGTCTTCATCAATGGTATAAGCAAATATACCATTTGTTGATACTTCACTTTCAGCTAAGCGATAGGTACCATATAGCGAACAAAACGCTTCAAGATTGACCGTATCAATTTGTTTAATAGTCCCTAGTTTTTTTAATTCAGGGACTATCTTACGCCACAATGCTCTGCCGATATCATTCAAGTGACCAGGGGCAGTATCTTGAAGTTCGAATAACGCGTTTTGCTTTTCTTTGAACTCTTTATTTCTTTCACGCTGATCCGATCTTATTTTATCGTCAGTACTTGTAGTCCTTTTTCGACCAGCATTACGTTTATTTACCACAATTTTGCCCCCTTTCTTAAAAAGCTTGTGCTATACTTAAAGCACATACAAATCACGTTAAATGTTGATACATCAGCATTTCAAATTCAAAATAACCCAATATAAAACTTTTTAATTTCTGCATTCGCAATAAATGAGGACGCCACCTTGTGACGCTTCCTCCAACAGCCCCCACCCGGGGGTATTTTTTTATTTAACGCGAACATTT